GAGGGTAAACGTCCGGATAGCGGTACCCTTGGCGTGTATCCAAGGTCAGCGTTTGAGGATCCGAGGGACAACATGTGGCGTGCTCAGCTTTTGGATAATCCAAAAGTTCCTGATTTTTTTACACGCGCGCAATTTGGCAATGAGAGTGCGGCCGAGGCTTACGATAGTCTTCGCGATTTAAGCGTAAATCCTTATTCATCTTTTCAAAATCCTAACGTCCGGAGTCAAGCGGATAATTTTCTCGACAAGTATGCTCTTGGTGTAGGACGTATAATTGATCCTAAGACAGCGGTATTACCCGAAAATATTGCTCTTCGCTATGGAATTGAGTCGTCCGGCGATTATTTCATTGAAGATGCAAAAAAAGGTAACGCGAACATCTTCCCAAGCCGTGGCCCCGGAGTAGCTTAATGAATCCCGCAGCAGGTAAATTAGCGCAAGAGCTACTAAAAAAGTACGCAGCTGCAGTAATGTCTGGCGGTGGAGCCGGCGTTAAAACAGCACTTGAGAATAGCGCAAGACTTGGAACTATCGCGCAAGGTACGTCTGAAGCAGCTGCTCAAGCGCTTTCGCAAATACCAGGAATCGGTAAAGTTGCTATGGGCCTACCATTAAGCATGGATACTATTCAAGCAGGTGCACGAGCGCTGCCGGCTGTCGCCGGTGGTGCGACCACACTCGGACTTGGAGCTGGTTCTGTTATCGCATCTAACATGCTTGCTAATGCTGTAACTAACCCTGTAAAGCCGACTGCTTTCAGTACTCAACAATATATCCCAGGGCGTTCGCCACTTACAAATGAAATGGCGGCGCAGGCTCTCTTAGATCAGCAACGTTTCATGCACCAGATGCAGTTGATTGAAGCACGCAATGCTGCAGCTGCTGGTTCTGGATCATTACAAAGTGGTATGTCGAGTAACTTTGATATGATGAAGATGGCAAATCAAGCCGCTAACCAAATGTTTACTACTCCTAATTACGCTTGATACGTTATGTCTGATCCTGGCTGGGGTATGGATTGGGGTGGTGCTGGAGGATGGGACCAGGAGGAATACGAAGGTGTCCCTGGTCTGTCTGAAGAACGCAGAGGCGGTGGATTTGGTGAGGCCCTTGTAAAAGGTCTTGATTTTCTGAACAAGTACACTGAGAAAAATTTTGGTCAAAGCGGCAAGTATACGCAAGCTGCGCAAGATGCAGCACGGCGTCGTCGCGAAAGCAGTAGCTCCTCCGGATCAGGGGGAATATTCGATAATTTTTCTATCTATACTCCACCACTGCCTCAAATGGGCGCTCAAACAGCATCTGGTGGCAGCGGCAGCGGTTTGTTTAAGAACATAGGCGGACTTGCTGGAAGTCTTGGAGCAGCAGCAGGTGTATTTGGTCCTCTTGGACCAACAATTGGTTTGGGCGTTGGTGAACTTATTGATAGGGTTGCTTAATTTGATTTACAACCTATAAAATAAAAGACAAAGAGTAAAGAATTATGTTGCTGCCACTTTTCGGCGCCGGCCTTGGCGGTTATACAGCATATCAAAAAAGTGGTGGCAACCTAGGTGCTACCTTACTTGGCGCAGGTTTAGGTGCTGCTGCCCCAGGGGCTGTCCGCATGGCGGGGACTGCCTTGGCGGGCAGTCCTGTTGGTGCAGCTGGCTTGTCTGCATTGAACAAAGTTTTAGGTAAAGTTGGCGTTAGTGTTGACCCTAAACAAATTGGTAATATTGCTGCTCTCGGTGCTACAACCTTCCTTGGCGGAGTTCCTGGTAGCATAGCTGCTGCTGCTGCCCCTGCAGCCTCACGAGGAGCTGGTGGTGCCGCTAATGTAGCAGTGTCGGCAGGTCAACCTGGACAAGTTAACTACGACGCAGGTGCGGCTGTTCCCACAACACCGTATCGCCAAACGCCTTATGATTCGCTCTCAGTTTTTGATCCTAGTGGTCCAATTGGTGCCGCTCGTCTTAACGAACTGTTAATGCAAGACGTTCAGCTCGCTGGCATCCGTAAACTGATGCCCGAACTGTTTAAATCCGCTGAAGCACGTTCCAAGACCGAATTCCAACGGCAAATGGCTGCCGCTGGCATCCGACAGAACATTGCAACTGCTGCAAACATGTTAGAGCGTAGCCAGCAAGCAGCGCAGCAAATGGGTCAGACCGCTGCCCAGCAAATGGGTAACGCTCTTACCAGTCAGTATCAGTATTCGTAAGATGTCCAACCCCAACGCGTCCTTCTACCAGTTACCTAAAACTGGTACATTTTCATACCAACCGTTCGCCGTTGGGGCTGACTACAAGCTTCCAGATTATTTCAGCTCTGTCTTTAAACCGACACAAGCTCAAACTCAAGCAAAGGGCACAAACACCACAACTGGCGGAAGGGATCAACCTGCATTTGATTATCAGTCAGCCGGCGGTGCGGTACCGGGTTTTCCTTCAGCTGCCCAACAGTGGATTGATTTTTATACCGCCACTTCCCCAACTCGGCAGCAAGAACGGATTCAAGAGGCTCTGATTAATCAGCAAATAACACAGCAGCAGTTAGCTTCTACATATCCCTTTTTGAGTCAAGCTGCAGAGGAGGCTGCTGCGCGTAACTACGGCTATAGCGCAAGATGGGAGGATCTAAAACAGCAGCTTCCCTCTAACTTGCAAAATATTGCTGCATCTCAACAAGCACAGGCTAGTGCTGCAGCCTCAGGTGAAGCCGGAATGATTAACGCCTTGGCAAATTTGCAGAACGCGCAGAGGCGGATGAATTATCGTGGCAGCACTTTTGCCGTTGGTTGATCGGCAGCTGCACAGCGCTAATACCTAGCCCTACTAAGTAACAACTCTATAATAGTTAAAACAGTCTAGAAGTATTTCTCATGGCAAAAGGAGGCGGCGGTAAAGGCGGTAAAGGCGGTAGTAATAAACAAGAAGCTCGTCAGGAAGCTAGGCAAGAGGCTCGTCAGGAAGCTAGGCAAGAGGCTCGTCGGGAAGCTAGGCAAGAGGCTCGTCAGGAGACTTCCGGACGCATGGCTGGAAGTGCTGTACAACAAATCGTAGGACCCGGCAGGATTTCTGGCCAAGACATCCGAGATCTTCGTAGTGCAGGGATTAGTGACCAAAGGATCGGAAACTTAATTCAGAATCGTGGCGCTGGCAATAATGCATCTAACGTAGCCAATCAATTTGGAATCAACATCCCAGGTGGTGGCACTGGCGGCGGAGCTGGTGGTGGAGGAGGTGGCGGAGCAGGCGGTGGAGCAGGCGGTGGAGGAGCCGGCACCAACACTGTCACAAATATCCCAACTCAGAGTCTCGATTTACAAACACTTCTTTCTGCTCTTAACAGGCAGCAAAGCCAAGAAGATCTTCGTTTTGCGGCTGGCCTAGATAGACAAAATTCTGAATATTTTACTGGGCAAAGTCTGCGCCAAATTACGGCGCTTGGGGCAGAAAATCGCCTAACAGAAAGGGTTCAAGGTGAAGAGCAACGTGCTGGGTTTGCCGCACAAGGTGCGCAACAGCGTCTAGGAATCGAAGCCACTGGGGCGCAAGAACGCAAAACACAGCAAGAACGCTTTATTGGTGAGGCGGGCCTTATTGGTGCACGCGGTTTTGAAGAACGCCTAGGAATTGAAACGACAGGAGCTCAGCAGCGCCTCACACAAGCTGATTTATTAGCTGGACAAAGAGAGCAAATTATTGAAACAGGAGCTCAGCAGCGCCTGACACAAGAAGAGCTCCTTGCTGGACAAGAACGGCAGATCGGATTAACGGGAGCACAAGAACGTCAGACGCAAACAGAACGTTTTGCTGGTGAAACAGGACTTATTGGTGCACGCGGCATCGAAGAACGTCTTGGGATTGAGACCACTGGAGCACAACAACGTCGAACACAAGAAGAGCTCCTTGCTGGACAAGAACGGCAGATTGGTTTAACTGGCCGAGAACAGCGGGCCACTCAAGCTGAACTTCTTGCCGGACAAGAACGACAAATTGATTTAACTGGAGCACAAGAACGTCAAACCCAGCAAGAACGTTTTGCGGGTGAGACAGGACTTATCGGTGCACGTGGGATTCAAGAACGTCTTGGGATTGAAACCACTGGGGCGCAACAGCGCCTAGGAATTGAAGCTACTGGAGCACAGGAACGTCAAACCCAGCAAGAACGTTTTGCTGGCGAAACAGGACTTATTGGCGCACGCGGAATTCAAGAACGTCTAGGCATCGAATCCACTGGTTTACAACAGCGTTTAGGTATTGAAGCTGCTGGTTTACAGGAACGTCAGACACAGACAGAGCGTTTTGCAGGTGAAACAGGGCTTGCTCGTATTCGCGGTGAAGAAGAGCGGCGTGGGATTGAGACTACCGGAGAACAACAACGCCGGACACAAGCCGATTTACTTACAGGTCAAGAACGGCAGATTGGTTTAACCGGCGAACAGCAGCGTCTTGGGATTGCAGCTACAGGCCGTGAAGAAAGAGCTACACAGCAAGAACGTTTTGCAGGTGAAACAGGTTTAACTCGTGTTCGCGGTGAAGAAGAGCGTGCAGGAATTGCGGCCACTGGACGAGAGCAACGCGCCACACAGGCAGAACTGCTTGCTGGACAAGAGCGACAAATTGGGCTAACCGGACGTGAAGAACGCCTAGGTATTGCAGCACGTGGACTTGAAGAGCGTTTAGGTATCGCTACTACTGGGCAAGAACAACGTGCTACTCAAGCCGAACTTCTTGCCGGACAAGAACGGCAGATAGGCTTAACAGGCCGAGAGCAGCGGGCCACTCAAGCTGAACTTCTTGCTGGACAGGAACGGCAGATTGGTTTAACTGGACGAGAGCAACGTGCTACCCAAGCTGAACTACTTGCCGGACAAGAGCGACAGATCGGTCTAACCGGACAAGAAGAACGTCTAGGCATTGCGGCACGTGGACTTGAAGAGCGTTTAGGTATTACCACTACAGGCCGAGAGCAGCGGGCCACTCAAGCTGAACTTCTTGCCGGACAAGAACGGCAGATTGGTTTAACCGGTGAGCAACAACGACTCGGAATTGCAGCTACTGGCGCACAAGAACGCCAGACGCAAACAGAACGTTTCGCCGGAGAAACAGGACTTATTGGTGCACGTGGTGTTGAAGAGCGCCTAGGTATTGAAACTACTGGAGCACAACAGCGACAAACACAAGCTGATTTACTTGCCGGACAAGAACGTCAGATTGGCTTGACGGGAGAGCAAGAGCGTGCGACACAGCGTGAACGGTTCGCTGGCGAAACAGGGCTCACTCGTGCTCGCGGCGAAGAAGAGCGTGCTGGAATTCGTGAAACCGGCAGTGAGCAGCGGCAAACCGGCTTGCAGCAAGAGATGTTCAGGCGCTATAAAGAAGAGCGTGATTATGAGCAGGCTCAGCGCCAGTACCGAGTATGATTTCGTGGCTTGAAACCCTAACCGATAAAGATCGGGAGGTTTTTCTTAACTTCTGCAAAAGGACGAACTCACCCGTTCAGATGTACCTGTATGCCAGATTTCTTGGTTTTACAGGAGGCATTATTGAGTGCGACGAATGGGCAAATCGCAAGCATAAAAAACGCGATTTCAGTGCTCTATTGGAGGACGAGATCGATTCTATGCAACAGGATATTTTAAAATTACGCGAAGCCATTGACATGGGGATGGTTAAGCAAGATATGGGCACTGCTCGAATTGCTATGTTGCAGAAGGAATTACGCGGAACTATTAAACAACTAAGTGACGAGCGCGTCTTGTTAGATAAACAAGGTTTGATTCTCGCTGGTGCCGATAGAGCTTTGCGTGAAATGTTATCGATTTTCCGTGATGATCCTATTGAAGGGCCGCTCACTGAAGCCTCTATGGGCGTCTGGACTAAAATCCTACAAGAAGAGTCGTAAGCTGAGTGCGCTAAGCTACGGCTTAGTGATGTTGAAAAGACGTGGCCGGAACAAGTCTTTATTCAGTTTATAGGCGTACGGCGCGAGCAGCAGCTCAAAAACGAGTAGTTAAGCAAACTAGTAGCGTCGATATTGCGCGGGCACGTACGGATTTTGCTTATTTTTGTGATGTAGTTGGAGACAAACCGCCGGCAGCCCATCACCTTGAATGGCACAAGCACTTATGTACTGATGAAGACTCGGTCTGCCTAAAAGGTATTGCTGGCCCAAACATAGATATTCTTGCCCCACGTGGTAGCGCAAAATCCAGTGTTTTAGGTTTATTCACTGCCTGGACTATTGGCGTGCACGCGTTGCATAAAATGCCATTGAAGATTCTTTATATTTCGTACACAATTGACGTTGCACGTCCAAAAAGTGCAGCGATCAAAAGAATCATCGAAGAGAGTAAAACTTATAACGAAATTTTCCCGATGGTTAAAATTGCCAAAGGGATTAACTCTAACGAGTATTGGAGCATTGATTGGAAATTCGCTGGAATTAAATCAACCGGTGAAGAGGAATTTACTGTTTGTTGTGCGGGCTTGAAAGGCGCTGTGACCTCTAAGCGTTCACATCTTTGTATTATTGACGACATCTGTAAATCTGCTGACGAAATTAAAAATAGAGATATTCGAACAGCAATGGAAGATAACTGGAATTCCGTTATTGTTCCAACTATGTTCGAAGGTGGTCGCGCTATCTGCTTAGGTACACGTTTCCGGCATGATGATATGCACGGCACCACCTTTATTCCAGCTAACGATTGGGTCCAACTGGTGCAGTCGGCGATTGTCGTTGATCAGGAAGGTGAAGAAATCTCCTATTGGCCCGACATGTGGTCTTTAGAGTATCTGCAAGATCGACGACGACAAGCGCCAATTGCTTTTAGTTTCCAGTACCAGAACCAAATTGTACAAACTAGTGAGCTATCGCTCTCTCCCGACCTAATTGTAAAGGGCACAATTGCCACACAATTTGATGCCATGGGGGTTGGTGTTGATCTTTCTGCTGGTGTTCGAGAGCAGAATGATTACACCGCGTTCGTGATGGGTGGTCGCGTCAAAGATAAAATTCACATCATCGACTGTAAACGAATCCGTATTATGGGTAACCTAGAAAAGCTGGAAGCCCTTATGGAGATGATGGAGGAGTGGGGCGTCATCCATAAGGATGGCGGACGGTATTTCCCCACTGGAAGCAATATCGATATCTGGTCAGAGGCTGTTGCCTACCAAGCCTCGTTAGAAGCTGATTTTAAACGAATCTGTCTTGGTGACCACGGACTTTATAATATGCACTGGCATGCGGTCAAAGGTTTTCGGGGCGATAAGGTTGCACGCTTCCGTGGAATCATGGGCTTGTTCGAGCAGCGTAAGTTAATTTTCAATAAATATCGCCGGTTCGGGCCGTTAACAGACGAGATTATCAATTTTGGCGTTAGCTCCCATGACGACACAGTCGACGCATTGGTATGGCTTTGCAACGGTCTGATGACACGTGGCAAATTGGAGCTAGCGTTTTAACTCTGGATATGAACAGAGATAAAGTATTTTGGATCTAAACTAAAAAGGTCCTATTCCCAATGTCCACCAGCTATTACACCTTAGAGCTTGAGCAGGATGCCTACGGCTCTGCCGTCATTCCTCTGCCAGACGAACTGTGTCACGACATGGCGCTCCAACCTAATGAGCGATTTGAAGTCGAAGTGGAGGATGACACCATCACGCTCAAACGCGTTGCTGCTGGCTACGATATTGAACAATAAGCTGAATTCCCAGATTGACCATGAGCGATAGTAAAAACGTTCTAGATTCTATGCTCAAGGCGGTCATTTCCCGCGATGGTAGCGATCAAACCGATACCATGCTGGTAAATGCCCACCTCTCCCAAATGAAGATGTTTGGGGTGCGTCAGGGTGTTGAGTTCTACCCAGCCCAAGATAACTTGGGCACACAGCGATTTGATTTTATTCAGCAGGTCATCAAGTTTAATAAACTGGATGCTCGTCTGGACTCGATCTGGGATCGCTTTTTGGCCTATGGTAAAGGTCTTTTTTATATTCGACCGACTAAGAAAACATATCGACTCTACTGGTTCGATAAAGATGCGTATCGAACTTACTACTCTACAGAGGGAGATTTAGAAGAAGTCATCATTATTTATCCGTACAAAGTAAAGTCTACGAAAGGCTTTCAAGGTGTTGGTTTAAGTACGGATAAACGTTATATGCGTCTTCGTATTACAGCGACTGAAATTGAAGAGTTCCACAGCGAACAAGAAATTTCTTTCGACATGCCGTCACTGGAAGCTGGCGCTTTCGAAAAGAAGACCGTTGTCAACAGCATGGAATTTATTCCATGTGTGGAAGTATTTAACAATCCAGATGCTTTTGGCACCGAAGGTAGCGGTGAATTTGATTGGATGGCTAACCAGATCATCGCTCACGATGAAATGGTTAAAAACATTCGAGCAAACCTTTCATTTTTCGGCAATCCCACATTACTCTCTTCCAGGCCAAAGCAAGATATTGTCGAGAGTAACGACACCGATGTAGCACAGCGCCCCAGTATTTCCAGTCAGTCTGGATTCCAGTCTGAGTTTTTCTTATCCAGTTCAACCTTTAAGCAGGATAACGTCACACGGCAGCCTCCAGGCTATATCGGAAAGCCTGGCTCCGGCATGCGCGTACCTCGAGTCATCGCGAACCTGGAGCCAACAGATCGTGTCGGTTTTATCACCCCAAACGCAGTTAGCACAGATCAGGCGCGGTATG